AGCCGGCGACGATCAGCCAGTGCCCGCCACCGCTCGGCTTGCTGGCCGGGCCATGGTGCAGGAACCCGCAGGGCACCGGCACGCCACGGTTGATCTGTTTCTCCAGGTCTGCCCAGTCGCAGTCCTGCCGGAAGCGGGCCTTTATGCCGTAGCTCTGCAGGGCTTTCAGCTGGGCGTTGGCATCGGTGGTGTCGCCGTACTGCAGTACACGCCGCAGGTAGGTGTCATCAGCATTGGCACCGCTCAGGGCCTCGGGCCGCAGCGTGGCCACGAGCATGGCGCAGCTGCTGCTGAAGCACATGCGGTTGGCTTGGCCCGGCATGGCCGAGTCCCGCTGGCTGTAGTACGGCACCTTCAGCGGGTTGCCAAAGCCGGCCTGCTGCAGCGACGGCCCGCAGAACAGCTCAATCTCAGCCTTACGGCGGCGCTCCAGACCGGGCAGTACGGCCTCGCCGGCATGAACCCACCGGGGCAGTTCCTCGCGCACGACGGTGCAGGGATCCTGGCCTGCCAGCAGCCGTGAGCGCAGCGTGCTGGTCTCCAATGCCCCGAGCCCGAGGTTGTACGCAAAGGACGTGAGCGCGGCGATCTGATTGGGCTTCCACTTGACCGCCATCGGCAGCAGGCTCAGCACACCCGGCCCGAACAGGTGTTCCACGTCATTGGCCAGCAGTTCCTCTGCCATGGCCTGGCTGATCTTGTCGCTCATCCGCACCGGCGCATCCAAGTAGCGCGTGGTGCCGTACCCGATCGTGGGTACACCGGCCGCATCCTTGTAGGCCTCCAGCCGGCAGCCTTCGTGGGCCTTGATGATGGCCATGGCCGGTGCCAGCCACGGCGGCGGCAGCATCGCCTTCTGCGGCGGTGCAGCCCGGTACAGCTCCGCAAACTCTGCCAGCGTTTCCTTGCTCAGCTGTTGCTGCAGCCAGTCCCAGGCAGCCAGCTGATGCGGTTCTGCCTTGAACCACTTAGCCGCATCACGGAGCTGGATCAAAGACGGCCCTCCAACTTGGCCAGGCGTTGCTCAATGGCATTAAGGCGGGGATATAGCTCCTGCCGGTCTTCCTTGATCTCACCGCGAAGCAGACTCACTTCACCGGCGATATGTTCCACCGCTGCCGTCAGGCGGATCACCGCACGCGACGCTTCATCGTCGCGCTTCATAAATGAGCCGATCCCGCTGGCGCCAATGGCGACCCCGGCTCCAACAATCGCAGCCCAGATCTCAACCACGATCAGCGCCGCTTGCCCCAACGCTTCTTGCCGCCCTGCTGCGCATCCGCGATGCCCTGCAGCGCTGCCAGCACCAGCTGCACCCAACCGTTTGCCCGCACGCCAGGCATGTAGCTCAGCAGCTCAGACCCGGCCAGCAGCGCAATGGCTAATCCGGCGACTTCCTCTGGTGTCATAGACCGTGAGGCAACAGGCTAGGTTTCCGGCCTTACTTGCGCAGGTGATCGGCCAGCCAAAGCAATGCCCACATCGCCGCCACCCAAAGCACGGTGAGCAGAACCAGCGTCACTAAGAAACTTCCCACGGTCTTGGCCTAGAAGATCAGAACGTTGCGACGGCGTGCCGTGCTGGCCTTGGCCAACGTTGCCGCCGGGCCTGTCAACGTGAACACGCCTGCAGCAGCAAATAGCTCATCGGTGTCGGTGAGGTTGACGCTGTGCCCCACCAACGCGAACTCTCCGGCAGCTGCCAGCAGCTGACGTGATGCCAGCAACGATGCTGCGTTGCCCGTCGCGATCAACTGCCCAACGTCAGCGGCATAAACCCATGTGCGCTGTAGTGCGCTGGCTGCAGCCGTCAGCACAACCGCACCCTGTTCAGCGGTGAGCTGCCAGGTTCTCGTCAGCGTCGCTGACTGGCCGGTCAATGCAAAACTGCCGACCAACGCACTCAGCTCGTCGGCGGCTGTTTCAGTCAGCGTTGCTGCCTGACCGGTAAATGTGAACTCACCTGAGTTGGCAGCCAAGACGACACCATGGGCCAAGCCAGCAGCAGTGCCGCTGAGCGCAAAGCTGCCGGCGGCTGCCTCTAGAACCTTTGGGCTTGCAACCGCCAACGCGGCGTCCTGACCTGTCAGGGCGTAGCTGCCGGTACCACCCTCTAGGAGGACGTTGTGCCGTGCATCGGCCGGGTTGCCCGTCAGCGCAAACGTGCCGGTGCCGCCCTCAATCGCAGCGTTGTGGCGCAGATCTGCCGCATTGCCCGTAAGAGTGAAGGCACCAGTGCCTCCATCCATCTGTTTCGGGCTGGCCTTGGCCAGCGTTGCGGCATTGCCCGTCAGCGTGAAGCTGCCAACCGTCTGGGTATCGGTGCGGTTCCACAGCTCGCGGACCGCGACATGAACAGCCGCCCGGTCGTCCGTTGAAGAGCTAAAGCCAACGTTGCGAGCACCAGTGCCGGCGGTGGTCTCGCGGACCAGCGCACAGCCGTACTGGCCAAAGTCAATGCTGGTCAGCAGCGTGCTGCCAGTACCGGCCGGCGGTGGTGATGCCAGACCTGAATAAGCGCCCGCGTAGCGAAGGCTGTTGGTTGGAGCGCCGCCATCGGTGACGCTTTGCACCGCCATCGTGCCGTCACCTTCCAGCAGCACAATGCCGGTGACGTTCGTATTTGTCGCAGCGGTAACGGTCGCCGCTGCCGCATACATGATCGTGGCGTTGTTGGTGCGGTTGACCACGATGGTCTGGTTGCCGGATGCCAGGCCCGAGCCAAGAAAGAACAGATCCGTGCGGCCTGCCTCGCCACCGTCCGCATCAATCGCCGCACCCCCGGAGACCCGCGTTAACCCCGTGCCGCCATAGGTGACGCTGGTGACCGTATCGGTCGTGCTGATCGTATGAACAAAAACGAGCACACCCTGCGGCGTGCCCGTCTGCGTGTGCGTCCAGCTGAACGATGTCTGGTTGGTTGAGCCTGTCGTCCCGGTGTGGGACTCCGAGGCAGCACTATGGGCAACAGCCATGGCCCCGCCTCCGCGTCAGTTATCAGGCCAGCGTCAAAATGCCAGCAGCGTCCCAGGTGATCGTGAAGGTCTCACCGTTCAGCAGATTGACTTTGCTGCCATAGTCGTAAAACCCGATCAGCTCATCATTGGTGGCGGTGTCGTTGTATAAAACCACCCATTGAAACTCTGCCACGGTGCCTGATGCCGTCAGCACCAGATCATTGGCATCCAGCTTGTAGGTTCCACTGCTTTGGGCTGAGGTCACACCAGACAGCACACGGCTGCTGAGGTTGGTGTAGCTGATCTGGGTGATATTGGCCAGAACGGTATTTGTGTTGACGGGCTGCGTATTGGTCAGTGCAACAGTCAGCGTGTCAGAGCCAAGGTTGTGAACCTTCTCCGCCAAGGCTTCGACAAACGACTGAAACTTGGTAAAGGTGGCCATCTAGGGCGGCACAGCACGTCCCATAGGTTTCCGTATCAGAAGGCCACCGACAGGCTGAACTCCTCAACGGTGCCCGTAACACCAGTGATCTCAATCCACACCCACCGCGCAGCCGGGATGGGCTGGTTCTGCACCGTTGCGCTATCGCCGGTGGTGGTGTTGGTCACGGTGTCGCTGACCGTGGCCAGCGTGCCGGTGGTGGTCCGATCGGCCGCATAGCGCAGCTCATAGGTCACCGAGCCACCTGACACCAAGCCCACCACGCTGGCGATCGTGGTCTCTCGCGCTGTACGAAACAGCGTGAAGCTATCGCTCGCCAGCGGCCCGGCAATCGTGATGCTGCGAGGTGCTGAGCCATTGGCCGGTGGCTTGTGCTCCCAGCGGTTGGCTGCATCCACCCACGTCAGCACATCGCCGTCATGGGCATCGGCCGTCTCAACATCGTGGCAGTCCTTGATGAACTGGCCGGTCTCGGCTCGTACAAAGATCTCTCCGCCTGTGCTGCTCTGGTGGATGACTGCCGCCACCTGCAGCTTGAGATTCGGGCCATTGGGCTCGATCGTTGTGAACCCGCCAGGGTTGGCCGGATCGCAGTACAGGATTGAGTCTTCCGGGTAGGCCAGCGTGTTGAGGCCGCGCACCTTGCCAAAGGTGGTCACAAACCCACTCTGTCCGGCCGGCACCGTTTGGGTCATGATCCCGATGAACACATGCCCCGGCAGGCTGCCGTTGGCAATCATCGGGGCCACCTTCATCTGACCCAGCGGGTGGTTGGTGCCGGCATACATCACGCCGGTGCCTTCAGTGATGGTGCTGGCAGTGTCGTTGTAGACGAGGAAGGAAATCTCCTGCCCGACCTGCAAAACAGTGCCGTTGCCCTTGGCAATATCTAGCGTCTGATCGTCAGCATTCCAAGCCAGCTCACCAGCAGTGTCAGCGTTGCCGCCGCTGGTTTGAAAGAACAGTGACTGCAGCGGGCTGTTAATCGTGCCGTCAGGGCCTTGCGGCCCGGCTGTCGCAACCTCAACCATGAGCGGAGTTGTCGGTGCCTGCACCTCAATCACCTGCTCAGTGATCTGCGTGACCAGCACCTGGCCAGTGGATGTCACCTCAACTGTGTTGGCCATCAGCTAGGAACCGTAAAGCCCTCACTGGGTCGAATGATTCCTTCTAAGTAGTATTCACGCAACGTGCCGCTGGGGTTGATCAGCATCACGTCGTACCGCGCTTCTGTCGGCAGGTTCACCGTCACCGTGTACGGCAGCTTTAGGTTCACCTGACCATTGACTGCACTGGTCACAGTGACGGTGAAGTCACCAATCTTGCTGCTGCGATCTGTGTTCCACACCTGCGCTAGCACCGTCCAACCCGTCAGGTTGATTGCCGCTCCTGTCCCATCCTTGAACGTCACATCCAGCGGGTAATCAGCCCGCTTCTGCACGCGAAGGTTCAGAGAAGCTGGAATAACTGCCATACCCGAGCTTGCCTCAGCCCACGATCGTGTCCGGGTTGGTCTGGATGTCCACCCGCATCTGACTGCGCGGTCCCACACCACGCGGCACCGTGATGCTGGTGGCATTGCTGCCGGGATACGACCAGATCAGGCGGCCTGCGACGGTCTGCAGGCTGGCATCGCCGCTCCAGTCCACGAGATAGATCGTCCAGCGGCTGAACGCATGTTCCTTGCCGTATTGCCGGATCACCTCCAGCTCCGGCTCGCGCAGGATCACGCATTCCAACCCGGTCACCGTCGTGCCCGGCGGCAGACTCTCCCCAGCAGCCCGTACCGCAATCGCTGGTGTGGTCACCCCATTGGCGAGGGTGTAGGTGCCGAGCACATCCACCAGCGTGGTCTCTAGGGCCGTGCGCAGGCTGAGGATGGTCGTCATGCACTTAGGTTGCCGGCGACTAACAGCAAACCAGCTTCCAGCCAACCGACCAGCGGTCTGACGGGAATCTGCAGCACATAGGTGGCCAGCGGTCGATCCAGATCCCGCAGCAGAATCGGCCCACTGATGCGGCCGTCCACGGCCACCAGCCCGCCACGGCAATGCTTGCCGTCCCACGTGGGGCACAGCACCCATACCCGCCGATCGTCGCTGTGCAAGGCCCGCACGCTGGGCGGTTTGGCGCTTTCATTGGCCGAGGCCAGCACCTCCGGCCATGCCGTCAGCAGGATCGTCGGGAGCTTGCCTTCATGACGCAGCGCCAAGGCCGTAGCGGCCACGTCTGTCGGCAGTTCAGCGGACGGTTTCTCCTGCTCGCGGAACAAGGCGAAGTCGGCCGGCGCAAAGGGTTTGCCTTTCTTCGGATCGCGGTTGATGTTGGCCGTCAGGGCCGCCAAGCTGGCCACCGGCAGCTCCTGTAGCGCCATCTCATCGCGCTTGATCTTCTGCAGCGCCTTCCACGCCGTCAGCACGGTCACCCGCAGCTCTGTGCTGTAGGTCTCACGCTGGAAGTAACCCGGCAGCCCCCGAGCTAGTTCCCAGAAGAGCTGCGCCCAGTCCGTTTGTTCCCGGTCGCCTTGACCGGACGCGGCTTTCCCAGTTCATCCTCGGTCGGTGGTGCAGACGGCAGGTTCTCGGCCGCCTGTTCCTCCTGTGCCAGCTGCCAGAGGCCATCAAACAGCGGCTTGTCCATCGCCCGCGTGTCCTCCAGCGTCCAAGCCGGCAGGTTGCAACGGCTGCGCACCAGAGCTGTCACCGTGGCCTCCATGTTCACCAACCCAGCCTTGCTGTAGACGCGGGCCACCTCGGCAATCTGCTCGGCATGTCGCAGGCGGATCGCATCAGCCTCGGGTTCCAGCGTGCGGCCAGCAATCGCGTTTTCAATCAGCTGGAACGCCTCGGTCAGGCTGATGGATTCTTCTTTGGCAATGGCATCCGCGATCTGAGCACCGCGCACGAAGGCACTCTGCTCGGCTGCCAGCAGCTCGCTGATCGTGGCACTCTCACCCACCGTCAAGCCACCACGCACCTCCACCTCCAGCACGCCAACCTGCGCGTTGCCGATCCGACGCACACTGCGCGGCGCGGGTGGGGTGATAAACGGCAGCATCAGGACTTGGCGATGGTTTGCACCAGTTTGGCGTCAGCTTGGCGGCGCAGGAAGCCGTAGCGGTTGGCCTGCGTCTGCAGTTGTGCACGCTGGATGAGTGCTTGGGCGTTGGGGGCTGGAGTGGTCATGGTTAGGGCGGCGTGAAATTGCTGGTGTAGAGCGCCTTCTGGATAAAGCGTGTCTTGGCCATGCTCACCTCTGAGCTGGTCACCTGGAAATCCGTGACACCGTTGATGGTTACCTTATCGGCATCAATATCGCTTGGGCCATTGGCATCGCTGCCATAGGCCGCAAGCTGGCCATTGATGAAGAAATAGATGACCTGAGACTTGCGGGTGACGGCAAGATGAAACCACTCGCCGGGGTTAAGTGCCACGTTGAACCCTGGTGTTTTAGTCCAAGCGCCTGCCTCTAGTGTCGGTGTGTTTGTCAGTCGGTTGTACTCGTAGTAAAGGCCGCCAGTTGTGTAGCGGTCGTAGTAAACCTCTATGCGGTCTCGATCAGTCCACTTCTCGTACTGCATGTAGATGTAGTGGCGACGGCCTGCGCTGCCGCCATTGAACGAATACTGGGTGCCAAGAACCCAGACATAGTGATCCACTTGCATCAAGCTGTTGGGCACCTGAACACCGTTGAGCTTCACGTAGGTCTCAAACGTGAAATCGGGTTTGCCGTCCATCTGAAAGTCAGTGGAGGTTGCCCGCAGATCTCCGCCTCGGCTGGTGTTGCGTAGGCTGTAGCCGCTTCCGCCAGGGCCTGAGTTGGAACTGCCTAGGCCGTTGAGCGCTGAGGAGTTGCTAGCTGTGAACACCAGCGGCGCCTGTTTGGCCGCTTTGGTAACGGCTGTGAACGCATAGGTTCCGGTCTGCGTCGCAGCACTCGGCTCAATGCTCCACTCAAACACTGGTGCCCTCCTAAAAGCAGCGGGTTCGTCTTTGCGAGCTGGGGCTTGAGATGGCACGCCATACAGCGGCTTGCCGTCGGCTGTCAGTCCCTGCTGCAGGCGATTCAGCTCACGCTGGCGTTTGCCTTCGGCCTCGGCTTTGGCGCGGGCGTCGGCTTCCAGCTTGGCCTGGCGGTTTGCTGTTGTCTGGCGCTTGGCCTTATCGCTGAGACCAGCCTTACCAACGGTGACGTTGATCTGCGTGCTCATTAGTCATCGCATCGCAGGCTGAGGCGGTACGTCTGCGTTTGGCCAGCGGAGAGGGTGATGTTGGGGTCTTCCGCGATCAGGCTGTGGATGTAAGTCTCACCGTCGATGTAGAGCACGATGCGGTCGTAGCTGTACCCCGCGCCGGTAGCCGTGAACTCCGCGTCAATATCAGGCAGCTTGTAGGTGCCGCTGACCGCGTCGTAGGCACCTGTGCCGATCGTGGTGGAATAACGCACGTAACCGTTGCCGGACTTTTCCACGCTTTGCCAGTTAGCCACGGTGCTCTCAGCTGTGTAGCCAGTCGCGCCAACGCTGCAGAGCATGACCTTCAGCGTCTCGCCCTCAAACACCAGCCCGGCCTGACGCTTTAGTTCCTTCTGGCTGATCGTGGTAGTGGTTGCCATAT